ATCTTCAATGATGAAGTGAATGGTGTCAAAGTTCCAAGACAACTAAATAAGCAGTGGTATATAGACACAGCTTATGACAGATTATCAGGATTTGGAATTTGTGAAGGAAGAAGGTGAAATTGATTGGATTGGAAAGGAAACAGCATGGTTTTCAAAGGCTATGCGACAGGCACAGGGAAGAAAGCAACCATGAAGGTCAAGGATGCACAGCTTCTTCAATGGGATGATGTTCAAGGAAATCAGTCATTTGGTGCAATCCTGAATCAGGACTTTGTTGATATTTCATTTGATACTGATGAACTGTCACAGAAGTTTTGGGATATGGCAGAAAAGAACAATTGGAATTGTTTGATTCTTGAAAATCCTGAAAATGGACACATTCACAGTTATTGGAAGGACACAGAACACAGGATTGAAAAGGGTGGAAAGGATAAAAAACTTGCAGTTGGATTGATTGCAGATATTCATTCAGGTTCAACATACATACCACTAAGGGTCAATGGTGTTGATAGATTCCCACCATCCTTTGAACCTGATGACATTGATGAAGTTCCTGATGAATTGATTCCTGTGAATACAACCATCAATCTTGCAGACTTGCAGGAAGGGGATGGAAGGAATGATGAATTGTTCAAATACATCCTGATTCTTCAGTCACAGCTTATGTTGGACAGAGAACCAATAAGAAGGGTGTTGGATAATATCAATCACTTTATCTTTCAGGATGCATTGTCAGAAGAAGAAATGGATGTCATCACAAGGGATGATGCATTTGCAAAACCAATCTTCTATAAAGGGAAAACATTCTTACACAATGCTTTTGGTCAGTACATGAAGAATGAATATCACATTAAAAGGATTCAGGGACAGCTTCATGTGTATGATGGTGGGATTTATAAATCAGGTTACAGATTCATTGAATCCAAGATGGTTGAATTGATTCCAACACTGAAAGCAAATCACAGAGTGGAAACCTTGAAGTATTTGGAAATCATCACACCTGAAGAAACACAGGTTGCAGATGCAAATCTGATTGCATTCAGAAATGGTCTTTATGACTTAGCAACAGATGAACTTCTTCCATTCAGTCCTGACCATGTTATTACAAACATGATTCCTTGGGATTATAACCCTGAAGCATACAGTGAATTGTGTGATAAGACATTGAACAAAATATCCTGTCAGGATGATGAAATCAGAGCGTTACTTGAAGAATGTATTGGATATTGCTTCTTCAGACAAAATGAATTATCAAAATCATTCTTCCTGACAGGTTCAGGGTCAAATGGTAAATCAACATTTTTGGATATGGTGAAGAATGTGCTTGGAAGACCAAACTATGTATCACTTGATATGGATGAACTTGGTGAACGATTCAGCACAACAACCATGTTTGGAAAACTTGCAAACATTGGTGATGATATCAGTGATGAATTCCTGCAAGGAAAGGTGATTGCACAGTTCAAGAAGATTGTCAGTGGAAATGATATCAAGGCAGAAAACAAAGGTCAGGATGCATATTTCTTCAAACCAACAGTCAAGCTGTTATTCAGTGCAAATGAGATTCCAAGAATGAGAAACAAAGGATTTGAAGCAATCAAAAGAAGACTTGTCATCATTCCATTCAATGCTAAATTTAGCAAGAACGATGATGACTTTGATGCAGGAATCACTTGGAAGCTGAAGAAACAGGATGTTGCAGAATACCTGATAAAACTTGGTATTGAAGGATTGAAAAGAGTTCTGACAAATCAGGGATTCACAGAATCACAGAAGGTCAAGGATGAAGTTGACAACTTTGAAAAAGACAACAATCCAATTCTTCTATTCTTGGAAGAAGTGGAAGAAGATGAAATTCTAAACCATGAAACCAAAGAAGTATTTGCAAGGTATGACACATTTTGCAATGAAAATGGATTCACAAGAATTGCAATGCAGACTTTCACTAAGGAAATTAAGAAACACCTTGGATGTGATAGGAAGGATGTCAGGTTGAATGGTAAGAAAGCAATAATTTTTATTAAGTAGAAAGGATGATGGATGATGGAATTACATGAAGAAACAGATGGTCAGTTATCATTTGCAGAAGATGTTGTCAATCATCCATCCCACTATTGTCAGGATGGTGGAATGGAATGTATTGATGAAATGATAGCAATCTTTGGGAAAACAGCAGTCAAGCACTTTTGCCTGTTGAATGTATGGAAGTACAGAAAAAGGGCAGTGTTCAAGAATGGTGCTGAAGATATGAAGAAAGCTGATTGGTACATGAAGAAGTATGTGGAACTTGGTGGAAAGGCGGTGAACTGTTGATGAATTATCATAACATTACAAAAGATGACATGAATAATGGTGATGGTTTGCGTGTAGTTCTTTGGGTGGCAGGATGCAGTCATCATTGTAAGGGTTGTCAAAATCCTGTGACATGGAATCCTGATGATGGTATTGAATTTGATATCAGAGCAAAGAAGGAAATCTTCAAGGAACTGAAAAAGAAGCACATTGCAGGAATTACATTCAGCGGTGGTGACCCTTTATTTTCAACCAACAAAGGAACAGTTTTCTGTCTGTGTCAGGAAATCAAAAAGAAGTTTCCAACTAAGACTATTTGGATTTACACAGGATATGATTGGGAAACCATCATGAATAACAAATATATGAAAGCAGTGATGAAATATGTTGATGTTCTTGTGGATGGTGAATTCATTGAAGAATTGAAAGATGTCAATTATCCTTGGGCAGGTTCTACCAATCAAAGGGTGATTGATGTTCAGAAATCACTGAAGGAAGGAAAGGTGATTTTGCATGAAAGTAATTAAGAAAGATGGAACACTTGAAGGTTATGACTTCATGAAGATAAAGAATGCAGTCACAAAATCTGCAAAAAGGGTCATGATTGACCTTGATGATGAAGCATTTGACAGACTGAAGGATATTGTTGAATTAAGACTGTCATTGCTAAACACAGAACTGATTCCAATTGCAGACATGCACAATGTTGTGGAAGAATCATTGGAACAGTTTGACCCAAGAATTGCAAAGTCATATAAAGACTATCGCAACTATAAAAAAGACTTTGTTCACATGATGGATAAGGTATATCAGAAATCACAATCCATCAGATTCATTGGTGACAAAGAGAATGCAAACACTGACAGCACATTGGTAGCAACTAAAAGATGCTTGATATTCAATGACCTGAATAAAAGACTGTACAGAAAATTCTTTATGACACAGGAAGAACTTCAAGCATGTAAGGATGGTTACATATATGTACATGACCAATCAGCAAGGTTGGACACAATGAACTGTTGTCTGTGTGATGTTGGTTCAGTCATGAAGGGTGGTTTTGAAATGGGGAATATTTGGTATAACGAACCAAAGACCCTTGATACTGCTTTTGATGTACTTGGTGACATCATTCTTTCAACAGCTTCACAGCAGTATGGTGGATTCACTGTTCCTGAAGTGGACAAGATTCTTTCACCTTATGCGGTGAAATCATTCAAGAAATATGTTGATGAATACTATCAGATGATATCAGCATATTCAGAACTTGATTCAGATGATGTATCAAAGAATGCAAACACCTATGCAATGCAAAAGGTCAAAAGAGATTTTGAACAGGGATTCCAAGGAATAGAAATGAAGCTGAATACAGTTGGTTCAAGCAGGGGTGATTATCCATTCATCACAATGACATTTGGTCTTGCAACAGATGAATTTGGAAAGATGGCATCCATCACATTCCTTGAAGTTCATGCAAAGGGGCAGGGCAAGGAAGGAAACAAAAAGCCTGTGTTATTCCCTAAGTTGGTATTTTTGTATGATGAAAATCTGCATGGTGAAGGATGTATCAATGAAGATGTCTTTGAAGCAGGGATTGAATGCAGTTCCAAAACAATGTATCCTGATTGGTTGTCACTGACAGGTGAAGGATATGTTGCTTCTATGTATAAGAAATATGGAAGGGTGGTTTCCCCTATGGGATGCAGGGCATTCTTATCACCTTGGTATGAAAAAGGTGGAATGCATCCTGCTGATGAATCAGACAAACCTGTGTTTGTTGGAAGATTCAACATTGGTGCAGTTAGTCTTCATCTTCCAATGATTCTTGCAAAATCAAGACAGGAAAGCAAAGACTTCTATGAAGTGCTTGATTATTATCTGAACATGATTAGAAAGATTCATCAAAGGACATATGACTATCTTGGTGAAATGAAAGCATCAACAAACCCAATTCAGTATTGTGAAGGTGGTTTCTATGGTGGACACCTAAAACCAACAGACAAAATCAAACCATTGCTGAAACCAATGACTGCATCCTTTGGAATCACAGCATTGAATGAACTTCAGGAATTATACAATGGAAAATCCCTTGTGGAAGATGGACAGTTTGCGTTGGATGTTCTGAAGTATATCAATGACAAGGTGAATGAATTCAAGGAAGAAGATGGTTGGTTATATGCAATCTATGGAACACCTGCTGAATCACTTTGTGGTCTTCAGATTGAACAGTTCAGAAAAATGTATGGTGTGATTGAAAATGTATCTGACAGACCTTATGTGTCAAACAGCTTCCATTGTCATGTGACTGAAGACATCACACCAATTCAGAAGCAGGATTTGGAAGGTAGATTTTGGGATTTATGCAATGGTGGGAAAATCCAATATGTAAGATATCCGATTGACTACAACAAAGATGCAATCAGGACATTAGTCAGAAGGGCAATGGATAAAGGATTCTATGAAGGTGTGAACTTATCACTTGCATATTGTGATGATTGTGGACATCAGGAACTTGAAATGGATGTGTGTCCTGTGTGTGGTTCAACGAATCTGACAAAGATTGACAGAATGAATGGATATCTTTCTTATAGCAGGGTACATGGTGATACAAGATTGAACAGTGCAAAGATGGCAGAGATTAAAGAAAGGAAATCAATGTAATGAAGTGTGATGGATGTTTTGGTGCTTCATTTGATGATTGTAAAAGGTGTAAGAAAATGACAGGAAAAGAATATCAAAAATTAGCAATGAGAACATGCAGTATTCCATATGACAATAAGGAAGGAAGATTGCATCATGCAGTGTTTGGACTTACTTCAGAAGCAGGTGAAGTTGCAGGAATTCTTCAGAAGGTATATCAGGGACATGAATTTGACAAAGAGCATATCAAGAAAGAACTTGGTGACTGTCTTTGGATGATTGCTGAAGCATGTGAAGCACTTGACCTTGATATGGATGATGTGATGCAGACAAACATTGACAAGTTGAAAGCAAGATATCCTGAAGGATTCAGTGCTGACAGGTCACTTCACAGAAAAGAAGGTGACATTTAATGTTCTTAAAATTAGCACTTATTTTCATTATTTGGGGAATTTATGGTGATTTAGAAAAGAAAAATGATGAAACTTCTTCATTTTGTATGGTTTTATTAACTTTTTTAATACTTTTCAGTTAGGCGGTGAAGTGATGTTAAGATGTGAAATTTTGGATGTGCAGGGTTTTAACCCTGCTATCCATGGAATGAGAAACCCAAAGAACAGTTGGGATAAGTCAGACAGTTATGATGCAGTTGATTGTGGTAAATGTGGACTAATTGAAGAAAAGGGTGTCTGCAACAAAGAAGACAGACTTGGAAGATGTGATAACTTCAGATGTTATGCAGTCGGTGATAATGACCTGAAGCTGATGAAAACATTATTCAATGCAGGAACAGAACACAGAAAATATGACAGAATGATTCAGGTATGGATGGATATTGAAGCACCTTTGTATTGGTGGAAGGAATTTGACACATACAAGATTGGAACTGTTGCAAATAGTTGTTCTACCATGCATAAGATTCACAGCAGGGATTTGACCTTGAATGACTTCAGCACTGAACATCTTTCCAAGACTAACCTGATTGTGGTGGATATGGTTATTGATGCAATCAATAATGCAAGACAAGACTTCCTTCAGAATCATGACAAAATTGATTGGTGGCAGATGATTCAGCTTCTTCCAAGTTCATATAATCAGAAGCGAACAGTTATGATGAACTATGAAGTGATTGCAAGAATCATTGAACAAAGGTCACATCATAAGTTGGATGAATGGCATCAGCTTGTTGATGTTCTTGGTGGTCTTCCTTACATGCAGGAATTGATGAAATAACTGTTTTTGGTTGTTCTTGGTGCTTAGAATTTTGACACCACCAAGAACAGGACACAGCAGTGGTTGAAGGGTGTGCAAGAACAACAAAGAACACTAGCAAGAACAGCGAAAAGCCTTTATTTATAAGGGTTTTAAGACTTTTGTTCTTGGTGTTCTTGGTGTTCTTGGTACTTTTCACTTTTAAATAAAAATAGTAATTTTGTTGTATTTTACTATATATTTATATGATTTTAGGTAAAAAAAAAAATAAATATATAGTAGTAGTGTTTTAGCAAGAACACCAAGAACACAAAAGACAGGCGGTGATGAAAATTGATTCTTGATGATATCAGAGAATTGAAAAAGGACATTGATGAATTGAAGATGAAGATTGATGCATTTACAACAGCAGGTGCAATCAGATATGACAAGGAATGTGTTCAGACAAGTCCATCAGGTGATTCACTTGAAAAAATGATTATTAGATTGATTGAAGATAAGGATAATCTTGAACATCTGATAAAAGAATATCAATATATGTGTTCAAAAGTAAATTTTGCTTTATATACAATCAGACAGCAGGAATTTATCAGATTGTATTATTTTCAAGCGTATTCTATGAAACAATGTTGTCATGAAATGAGAACGACATACAATAATCTTTGTAATATAAAAAAAAGGATAGAGTGCTGAATAAATTCAGTATAATGCTTGACAAGTGAACTGAATATGTTATAATATGTATGATGAATAAGTATAAATAAAAATAAGTGAAAGACACCACCCTGAAAAGGGCAGGTGTCTTTTTGCGTTGGTTAATAACAAAGAAAGGAGTGTTGCAGGATGGCAAGAAAGCTGACTGACAAACAGAAGAAATTTGTTGAAGAATACCTGATTGACCTGAATGCAACACAGGCTTGCATCAGGGCAGGTTAT